AACGTCCCTCTGGAATGCCGAGAGTTACCCCCGTGCCAGCAACAAAGCTCACCCAACCGCCGCTCTGCGTCGCATCGCGGAAATGCATCTCGTCGTCATTAGACCAGAGCACAGTGCTGTCCGGAGGAATCGTGACCACGCAGCCGGTAGCATTGGTGCAGCGAATGTAAGTGTTGACGTAAGTGATGTCCGGCGTGAAGGTCGCCGTCGCAACCGTGACCACGCCGATTGCCGGTATCCGGAATGCCGTCTTGTAGAGATTGTGCCCTAAGCCATCAGTGGCGTTGGGATCGAACGTGCTGGCGGAAATATGGTTGATCTGGACCTGATAGATCGTCGAGACCGCCTGGACCATATCGCCGAGGGTATAATCCGTGCTCGGAAGCCAAGCGCCGCGCCAGTTAATGACGGGTATCGGGAAAGGAAACGGCCCATCGATGCTGTGATCGGTGTAGTGAACAAACAATGCGCCATTGGATTCGGCGATGTAATCGATCTGCTTGCCGATTCCCGCAGTGGCTTCCAGATTGGTGACACGGTAATTCAGATTCCAGAAGCTGCGATCAACTTCGTACCATTGCAGAATGCGGCCGACACCGCTGCCCCAAGCGGTCGAGTCGGCAGTGCGATAGGTTATCGAGTAGGCTGGCATTTTAAACTTCCTGCAAAGTTTCTTCTTTTGGCCGTTTCACCATGTAGTACGTTATTGTGAGATCATAGCTGCCGCTCATCGTCTTGACGCTGCCTTGTGCGCCGACATTGATGATCGGATTGCGATTGGGAATGTACTGCGAATCGGGCGAATACTGACTCGGCGCGAAGTCGGGCAGTTGAAACGGCCTGATGATGCCGTCGAAGTTTCCGCTCATGGCTGAGCTCCCGCCATCTCGTTGACCATCATCGGCAGCTCGAGCAGCGTCGTCTTCAATCCGAATTGATTGGCGAATGGACGATTGAGATCTTTCAGCTCAAGGAAAAGCTGCGTCACCGGGTAAAACTGGATGTAGGTCTGCGTGATTGCATCGCCGGTGTAGCGGTCAGTATATTGTTGCTGCCACGTTACTGGCGCAAAGCCATTCGGGATCGGCACATTGATGAATGTTTCAGTGACGGTGCCATATCGCATGGAAACTTGGATAGCCGACAAGGTGACAATCGCATTTGGCACATATTCGGGACCGGCAGGCGGCTTCCCGGTGATCCACATCATCCGATAGGTGATCGCGCCTGGATCAGTAATCGGAAAAGTAACACCATCATCGCTGACATTGTGTGCCGGTGGCGTGTAGCCGACATCGCCATTGGCAATGCCAGAAACAGACGGCGGTTGTGAGCCAGTGCTAGTCGGAGGAATAAAGATTCCGCTGGCCGGGACCGTAGCCCCCGGCTCATAGGTCCAGCCAAACACCGCGTAACCGTCAACGACATAGCCGTCGGTGCCGCCCTGGACCGTGATCGGGGGATGAGCGCCGCTAACATCGCCGAAGCCGCAACTCGCCTCAGCAGTTACGGTGCAGCGGAATTTGCCGCCGCCAGAACCCGTGCCTGACGCTCCCTCGCCCGACAGCGTGTAGCTGGTGATCTTGCCGTAAGCACTCCCGCCTGGGAGACGCCGGTCGTAGATCAACACGCCCTTTCGGCATGACAGATCGAGACCGCGATCGAATGTGGTCTCGAACTCCATCTTGATGACCCGATTCCGCATCCGGTGCTTAGCTCGCGCCATGTTGATGAGAGCACGAATGCTGCGCGAGCCGCGATCCGACGAGAAGTAAGCATTGTTGGCCGGATTTATTCCTACCGGCAGATCGAGGACCGTGTTCTGATCCTGGCCGTTGCCCAGGCTGAGCCAACTCACGCCACCATCGTCCGTGATGCCGCCCGCCGTGGTGGGAAATTGCGGCTCCGGCCAACTGGGACGTTGATCGGCAACGCCGTTAACACCGTTGGCATATTCCTGCGTATTGCCAGTCGTGATCGCCATTTGGATCGATTGCGTCCCGGCAGGCGGCGTCGGCAACGGTTGGCCCCAATAATCCACCGGCGCAGCAAGATAGAACTGCGCGCGGATCATAGTGCCAGCGACCACTTGGCTGGCCGAAACATCCTTCCAGGTCGGAAACTCGGTTGGCACCGTGGCCCCGATCATGATCCACGTCACTGTGCCATCAACGATTTGCTGACCGAGGATGTCAGTCCATAGCGGTTCTGTCGTGCCGACAATCCCGGTATTCCTGGCGACGGCATAGAGCGGACCGCCGATGAACTCCGGTGTCGAAACGACGATGGTGCCCGCGTTAACCGTGACGCGAGTCGCGGAGAGTGTGTACCAGCTCCAGACTTTGAGGATCGGCAGCCCGACATCAGTGCCCGAGATTTTCATGATCTCCGATTCGGCTGATGCTTCCGGATGCGTGTCGGTGAAGATCGGTTGCAGATCAGCATCGAGCCTGAACTCGAGCTTCTCATGGCGCGGTCGGTTGACGTCATAGTCGAGCACTAACGTCGTAAGGACGTACCACTGACACACCAACAGCTCGGTCCACTGGACGTGCAGTGGAATGTTGATGCCGGGATCGCCACCGAGCGTCGCGGAAGCAAACGGATTGATGATGCCTGGCTGAATGAAAATGTTGAACCGAATGAGATCTCCCCCTACAGGGTACGAAGTCCAGGTCGCATCCTCCGACATCGCGTCACCAGTTTGGTGAGTCTTGGCGGTATTTTCCCAATGGAATTTATGTTGAAATGGCGTGCCATATTGGGCGCTGCCGAATGCACTCGCCGCCGCCACCGTGTAACCTCCCGGCATCGACGTGCCGCCCTTGGGCCAGCCCTCAATGATTGAGCCTCCGGTCCAGCATGTCACATTGCCAGTATTCATATTGAGCCGACCGGCTCCACGTTGCGTCCAATGAACGTCCGACTTGACGAACACGCTCTTGAGCTGCTGCTGCGCCACAGTCCATTTGAATTTATTGTAAAAGTGATCTGATGCCTGAAAGACTTCCCAGCCATCCTCCGGTGTCAAAATATCCGATATCGTGACTTGAAGGTCCGATGGCGAGCCGGACGTTATTCTGTCGAAATGCCATACCGTACTTCTGAACTCTAACGCCTTGTCAGGATCGCTTCTCAGATCGGCGGAGACAAATATCGGATCGTATGGATCATCACGAAGTTGATCCGCCATGAGTTGTTTGATCCGCAGCCAATGCACCGCCCGCGCCAGGAATCGAATCGTGATCTTCTCGCTCACGGTGTCATTGGGCGGAGCAATCAGTCGACCGAAGAAGAAAGGAATGGTGACATTGGCGACATCGGTGTACGCCATCCAAATCCATTCCTTGCGGCCCGGCTCGACTAGACCGACATAAGGATTCTTGATTGTCACGTCGCAAGTCGGCGCATTAGCTTCAGCGTGCGTCATCTCGAAAGCGAAGACCGCTTCATCGACGCGCATGTGCTGCGGCCCGAACACCGTCTCCGTCGCATCGACCCAGGCGAAGCTAATAAGTGCCACGTCAGTTGAATCCCGCTGGTTGACTGACTTCTTGCAAATCGATCCGCCATTGCTGCTCTGCGGTCCACTCGCCAAAGTTTCGTTTGATGTCCATCACCATCATTATCAAGACCGGACGGTAGAACCACACTGTCGAGCCATCCGGATAAGTCTCACTGCGCAATGAACCTGAAACCATTGGTCTGTCGGCCACGTCCGGCGCTTCATAATTCAGCTCCGCACAACATTGGACCTCGCAGATTTCTCCGCGCCAAGCTCGGTTCATGATCGGCGTGTTGTTGTCCCGGCAAGTGATGGTGCTGGTATACTGCTTCATCCACGGTGGCGAAATGTCATGCAACATGCCGTTGACATCGCGCTCGATGTTGCTGGCATCTCCGATCTGCTCAAGCGTTTGGCTAAGACCGCGGGCACTGTATGGAGTGATCGTTAGTCCGGTACGACCGGACAGCGGTATGATGACTAAGAGAGTACCACTTGCCGGGAGAACGAGCTGTGGCACGGCTCATCTCCCTACATACCAGGATGGAGGATTACCGCCCCTGCTGATAGCATTCTGCGTCGCGACTCTATTGAGATTCTTCGAGAAATCTTGAGTGCCCTGGAATTGACCGACACTTTGATACGGCCCCTGGCCGACAAACAGATTGTACGGCACACCGGCACTCATCTCTGGACCGGCATAATTACTTACATTCGTGACTATGCCGCTGGATGCTGGCTGAAAAGACTCCGTGAAGCCGAGGCCGCCGACTATTCCCCCGTATTGAAACATCCTCGCAACAGCCGAACCAAAACCGTTGATTGCCTCGCCATTAACATGGCCGCCCTTCTGGAAACGTCGGATCAAGCCGCCAAGCGCCTGACCATTCGCCTTCGCTTGATCTTGGTCAGGCGGCGCTCCGGTTTTTGGATGAATACGGCCCGCCCGTTCACCCGCCAGAAGTTCGTCCAGTAGTCTCGGAGCCTCGAAAGTAGGTGCTGGGGTTGGCGGCGGCAGGCCGGTTGGAACGTCAATCTGACGAGGTGGCTCGTACGGCCTTGGCTGAGGCGGCCGCTCCGGTGGCGATGGCAGTGATGGCACGGTGCCTGGAGGCTGGATTGTCCACGGTCTGCCGAGGAGATCCACGCCGCGAATCGGAGCTGCACGAATCGGGACGACACCACCGAGGCTCGGTGTGGATGGAATACCACTCGGCGATGGAATACCGCGCTGTATGGTTGGCAAGCTCGGCGCGCTCGGCGCGGTCGGCGCGGTCGGCGCAGTCGGTGCGGTGGTCGGCGCGATCGGCGTCGGCACACTCGGCGCGGAGACGCTTGGCAGGATGCGATTCTTTATTGTCGCGATAGCGTCACCCCATTCCGGCGATCCTGGGTAAATCCGTTTGCCATTCCATACTAGGCCGCCACCTCCTCCGACCTCCCACTCGCCCCTCGCGAGCTTCTTCAGTCCCGCTATAACGTGGTCATATTCCGGCGTTCCCGGTTGGAGCTTTTTGCCCTCCTGGGTAAAATCCCAACCGACCTGACCTCCCTCCTGATAGCGACCAGCATTGATCTTGTTGAGCAGTCCTAAAATTCCCGGCTTGGCGACTGCTGCTGCATTGACGACATACTCGCCCGCTGATGCGACGATTGGAATAGAATCGCTGGTACCGCTGCCAGAACCGTGCAGCAAACCGCCTGCTTGCTTTTCCTCCTCTTGTTTAATTTCACCGCCTTCCGGGGGCGGTGCTTTCGATCCTGATCCAAATGTGATCTTTGCAATCTCGCTGGCTTTCTCCGACAACGCGGCAGCTACGTCGCCAACCGCTGATGGCAGCGCTTTCATCCCGTCCACTGCCGCCGCTTCAGCTTGATCGAGAGCGTTGAGCCCGGTGAGAACTCCCGTCAGCCCTTCGTGCATCGCCGTGTAGTCAGCCGTCTGCCCTTTAATCAATTCCGGCGTTATCGCCATTGCCGCTCGACCGGACTTCAGGGCTTCTTCCTGGCGTTGTTGCTCTGCCTCACCTACCTCCTCGTGAACACGCCTGGCCGCTGGCAAACCTTCCGTGTATTCTCGCGCCAGATCCTTTATCAATTTCTCCTGCTCTGGCGTCCGCGCGGGTTCTGGCGCTTTCAATGCCTGTAACAGCTCGGCAATCTGACCAGGACGACGCTCGCCAAATATTGATGCAATAGCTTTCTCTTGCTCGGCCGCGCCCGCAGTCTGCATGGCAGGAGTCTGAATAAACTTGGAGAGCGCATCGATGATGCCCTTGACGGTGCCGCCGCCCTCCTCCTCTAGCGCCTTGCGCAATTGTTCTGAACGAATTTTGGTAACGTCGTATCCGGGTTCCTGCTCACCCTTGAGTGCCTTTTGTATTTCGGGGATGCTCTTGTAACGCATCTCCGCTGCGTCCTCGGTTGCCTCCTTTTCCTTGATCTGTGCTTTGGTTTGTTCCTCGGCCGCTGTCGCCACGCCACGCTGCGCCTGATGAACGCGCCGCTCGGCTTCTTGCCTTTGCATCAACTCCGTGTTGGCCGCTTGCCGGATCTTGAGTTCTTCCTGAAGTGTTTTGGCTATCTGCGCGTGCAGATCCGCTTCCTCGGTCTGCTGCTTCGCCATCGCTTCCGGCCCAACACCAGCAGCAGCTTGGTCTTGACGCTTTTCTTCTGCCAGCTGTGCCTTGTGGTAGTTCAACTCCGCTTCCTGTTGATTGTGAGCCAAAATCTGCATTTGCAGACGTTGTTTTTCGATTTGGAGTTGCGAAGTATCGTCGCCTCTCGCGCGAGCCTGCGCTTCCCGATAAGCAAGTGACGCCGCCTGCGCACTAAGCCGTGCCCCCGCAACACCCATTGGTCCCGCAATATCAGCAAGCCGCGCTTCCTCCGGTGCATACTGTTGTTGAATCCGTGCCTGGGTAGCCCGCATTTCCGCGCCGCGCGTTCCCAGCTCGGCGGCCTTCGCCTGCTCCTGCATTTTCTCGGCACTAGTCGTCTGGACGACGGCCAATTCGCCTTCAGTCTTTTTCAGATTGTCAGAAGCAGCACCACGATCATCGATAGCTTTCTGAACGCCGCGATGGCTCTCTTGGACCTTAATATTGGAGAGCTGCATTTCATCGTTGGCGTCCATCACCTCCCGCTCGACTTCGGGCATGTCGCGCCGGGCACGAGCGGCGAGCCGATAAAAAGAGTTGTTGAGCTCGTCGGTATCGACACCGGCACGCTGGAATCTGTCTTGCAGTCGAACGAGCCCTTCGCCCGACAAACCCATCACGTCCTTTAATTGATTTTGCGAGACAACAACGTCGGCAGTGGACTTGCCGTAATCAATGATGGCATTGCGAGCTTTGATAAGACCGGCACTGGCTGCGGCAACGGCCCCGACTGCAGCGGCAGCGCCAGTAACAAAACGGGCCATTCCGCCCGCTGCGGCCGCCATGCCTGCGTCTTCACCGAGACCACCACCACCACCACCGGCCTCTGCCGCTACCCGAGCCTGCGCCGCTTGATACGCCGCGCCTCCTGGCGCAAAAGCGCCTAGCCCCAACGCTGCCGCCGTCCTGGAAAATGGCTGCGCTGCTATAGTTGCCTTTTCTGCCTCTGTGGGTACTTGGCCCGCCCGTTCCGCCCTCGGCAGCTGCATACGAGTCCGCGCCGCCAACTCCGCCGCATTTATCGCGGGAGCCACTTTTGCGGTTTCAGTTGCAGCAGCGTGGGCTAATTGAGCAGCGTTTGCATAACTAACCGCCGCGCTGCTCATGGCATTAGCGAATGACGTTACCGATCCGCCACTCATAAGCTGAGTGAAGGCTTGTACTCCCGCCGTGAATGGATGAACCGCCTTGGCAAAATCAGTGCTAAACGATGGCGGTACAATCGGAGGAGCAACAGGAGGCAGCGGCGGCGGAGCCATCTGCGGACGCGCGGCGGCAACGCCCTTCTCAACTCCAGTCTGTACTTGTTTGGCAATAGTATCCGAGCTGATTGTCTTGCTCAGATCGACTTGCGGCTTAAATCCTTTACTGAAAGCATCACCGGCCTTTTTGCCCGCCGCCTCCGCTTCTGAGCCAATGTTGCCGGGATCAATCGAATAGGTCAGTGTGACGATATAGTCGGCCGCCATCGCTATCCTCGCCTGATTTCATCGAGGATGCGTTTGAACGCCACCTTGGCTTTCTTTGCCTCGTCCTCCATGACTTCGATCAGATGGAATTTCTTCGGAATATGAACCGAGGCTAGACCGAAATAGCGCCAGGGATTTAGTTTGTCCGCCTTGTCGCCAAGCAGCGGCGTGCCTTTCTTGCTGGTGGCGCGGAACAGATCGCCACCATAGACGCTCGGCCAAACATCAGTGCCTTCCGTGCCGCGAAATGGAAGCCACATGTAACCACTAGGATTCTTGGCAGTGATGTCTGCGCCGTACTGAAACACTTTCCAGTACGACACTGGCGGCCCTTCCGGCTGCATCGACGCCTCGACACGAAACGTGCGCTGCGTCTCGCTGACGTCGACGTGAAAAGCCTCTTGCCAGCGGTCGCCAAAATTACCGGCTTCAGCAATGTCCTCCTGACCACGGAACATCATAAAATCCCGCGTCTCGTGGGCCGCTTCGCGCATGGCATCGCGAACCTTGCCGCCGAGCTTGTCCATGTTCATTTTGATCTTCTGCTGGACTTCCGGCTCGTTCTTCCACTGGACTTTGATTTCCATGCTTCAGTCCTCGAACCAAAGTGGCATCTCCGCATCTCTGGCCCAATCCGTCAGCGCCTTTTCGTAGTTTTGCTTGTTACTCCTCGCCACCATGAGCTGATTGACGAAATCGATTCGCTCCATCGACTTGCGCTTGCCGCGAATGAAAAGGTAAGCGTTCATCTGCCGAGGACTCAGTTTCCAGACGCAGGGGTGCTGGACGGCACCGAGGGTTTCTGCCCATTCAGCGAGGAAATACCAGTTTCCTTTGAACTTGCTTGTACGATGACCCTGATAGCCTCTGCCGTTCCAGACGACATCAACTCGAAGTCTTTTAAAAAAGGGTTGATACCGTCCGGAAACGTGCACCGTCCCATTGCCAGCAAAGACTTGATTTGCGCGTGCAACGCCAACCCGCGCGCGCGGCGTTCGACAATCTCGTTGCCCAACAATGATCGATCATCGTCGGTGCGTTGCGCTGCCGCCAGGAACGCGCCCATCAGACCGGCATTTTGATGCATCTTGCCTGGATTGGCGGTGTACTCGGCTAAAGTCTCGAACGCATTGGGATAGCGTTCGATGATCTGACCCAGATCCTCGCCGGAAATGCCATACACATCGATGGCGACGCCGCCGCCGAAGTCCACCCGCTCATGGCGCGGCAGAACATCAAGCAACGATAGTTTGCTTGCCATAACTCTCCTCCTATTGGCATCTGTCTTTTAGTGACCTGAATAGGTGATCGTGCCGAACGCTCCGGACACGTTGTCGAACAGCACATCCGCCTCGAAATCCAGCGTGCCCCACGACCCGCTGCCGGTCGGCAACAGGCTGATCGCCTTGGTCGGCGTGAACAGGCAAACCGGGAAATCGTAGGTGAACTGGGGTCCAACAGCGTTGGTGTTCACAAACCGGAAGTGCGCGTAGATCAACGGCTGTGACAGGATGCTGATGGGCTGCCCGACGTTAGGCATGGTATTCACCACATTGCCCAAGACAGCCATGCCCAGGTTTCTTGCTGTGATTTCCTCCATGATGACCGTAAGCGTAGCCGCAACCTCAGTCACCACCACCAAGTCCTTCTTACGAACGCCGATGCGCGAGCTGTAATGCTCAAGGCGAGTCGGCTTCACTTGGAAGGTAAATTCGGTGACGTTGCCGCAGTCCACTAGAGCGCCGTCCGTCGGCACCGTGGGCGCGATCAACTGAACGTAGGCAATACCACGGCCTACGTAGTAGTTGCCTGTATTCGGGCTGGTGCCCGGCGCGATGAGAGTCTCGACTCCAGGAGGCAAGCCACGACCGCCGCCTGTCGCGTCATAATACGTATCAGACATGTTTCTATCCTTTCATCGATTTCTCTCCTCTCATCGCGCGGGAAAGAACGGGTAATAGAACTCGTAATGCATCAGAACCCACGCGCCATAGGCTCCTACGGTCCTATTTAGCTTCATGTCAGTCTCAAACGCCCTGAACTCCAACCTGCCATTCGATGTCACCAGATCGAGCAGCACATCATCATTGACGACGACTTGACTAACCTGCCTCGCCCACTGCGACAGCTCCGGTCCAACTGGAGCTGAAACGCCATCGAGATTGAGATTGTCTATGTTGTCTCTATTCTCCAACACAATCAGAATTTGCGGATCCATTGCCCAGATCGTCGGCGGCATTGGCGGTCGTTTGTGAATAGCCAAATCCTGAGTCAGTCTCGTTCCGCCGTCATAAAGGAGAAACGCCGGTCGAGGCACCCCCTGGAACAGTGTCGTCTCCGCTGGACCATGATTACGCCATGCCGACTTAATACCAGGAAGATGCGTCTGCCCGATGTCGAGCATCCGCAGTAAAATAGCCTCACGTCGATCCAGCGTTTGATCGATGCTCATGCCCGATCACGCTCTCACTGCAAACCGCCAGTAAAGCTCTAACCGGCTTGGTCCCGCTCGCCCTGCTGGCGTAAATAATTTCAGGCGCTCGTCCTCCTGGGGATTCCCGGTGCTGACCGTAACCGGACTACCATCATCGTTGAGAACCAGCGTTATCAGTACATCTTTCTCACAAGGCTCGGGATTGAGCGGCAGCTCGGTATCGGGCGCCAGCGCCGAAATCAGCACCTTCCGGTCGATTGGATTCTGCCCCATGCCGAGCCGCTCAGCAGGCGTGAATTGCGCCACCATGATTGAAACCCAACGATCTGGAAGCCCTGGCCGCCGCAATATCGCAAGGTCGCCGTACCGCTTAATCAAGCTATGCCACGTCAGCCTGGATTGCTGAATACCGAAGGGGAATGGCGCAAAAAGTGAGGGCATCAGAACGCCACCGCGCTGCCGCACACCGCAACTGGCGGAAAATTCTTCTCGCACAACGCCAGAAAGCGCACACCATAGATCGTCATGGTCAGATCGACCGGCTTGTCCATCGATGGGAACGGCGGCTGTCCGTATGTGACCGAGAGCTCCGGTGTCCGTTCGCTGGTGACAACCTGGCCGGTGCCGGATTGCTGCCGCATGATCGAGACTTGCATCAGATGTGCCGCGTAGTACATCAGCGCCAGCGTATAGTTGGCGTCATCAACCCATTCAAACTCGCCAAATGTCCCCTCGGGACCGCACTCCACCACCGCTTCCTCGATGGCAAACTGGATGCTGGCATTATCGACATTCGCAAACGAGGGACCAAACTTGTACTTGATGCTGTCCACTGACGGAACAGGCATGGCTATGCTCCATCATCTGTGACCGTTACGGTCAGCATACCGTGATTGACTGTAGTTCTGGCGACGCCATTGAGCAGCGTCGTCTCATGATAATAATTTCCTAACGGCAACGTCAGCGTGTCAATCTCTACGAACTGCACCGCAACCACCAGAGCTGCCGGATTGTCCACCGAGACTCCGGTTTCCAATGTCTTATGAACTACCGCATGGAGCGGAAAATTCGGAATACCGAACGCTTGCTGATAAACCGCAAAAACGACTTCGGTCGCGTTGAGTAAGGCATCGGAATCGTCGGAGCTGACCGTGACATTTTCAACGCGAGTATCACCGGCCGGAATGGCGATGTTCTGAATGACAGGTGAGGTCATGAAGTCCTCGTCTGAGCCGTGAACGGAAATTCCCAATGACCGATGTGCTCGGTGCCGCTGATGTTGCCATTAGCATCAATGATCGCGGTATAGGGCCTGCCGTTCAAAATCGCGAGCGTATGCGTGAGCGTAGCAACATAGTTTCCGTTTGAGCCACTGACATAATTCATGCTCAACGGAAAAGTCGCGCCAGTAACCGGAATCTTTTTAGCGTCGACAATCGTGACCGTGACCGTTGCGGCATTGAGGTAAACGCTGTCCAGCTCGCTCTGCAACCCGTTGAGCAGCACATTGTTGGTGTTGGCGACATAAGCAAACGTAGTCATTCGCATGTCTCCATATTGATCTGAACAACAACGACCGGAGCTATTTGCGGACTACCGGCAATATCGGTGCCGATACTGATAAGCGATCCGACATCCGCGGCCATGCTGACAGCTCCTCCAACATTCGTCACAAGACTGGGCGAGCCATTGACATTTGGAACAACAAGCACCGAACCGCCAACATCAGTATTGATCTCAATCGAGGCGCAGATCAGCGAGCCGATCTCGCCAGCGAGACGCAGCAAGAAAGCAGCAACACCTGTGCCCACTGCTGACGGCAGTGAAAGAGCGCGAGTCAATCCGAGATGTCCCGCTGCGCCGATGCCGTAGATCGATTGCAGTGCTGCTTTCTCGGCAGGCGCAAGTCCGGCAGCAAATCCCAGGCCGTGCACCGAAGCCAGCGGGAGATTGCTTCCAGCCCTAATAATGAATGGCGACGCGACGCCTGCGCCATGCGCCGAACCAAGACTGATAACAATCCTGGGAACAAATATTCCCGCATGTCCCGTTCCGATTACCGCTGGCAAGACATGCTGAATGAGAGAATGCAGCACTCCCGCTGTGCCTGCACCAGACACGGCAGGAAGTATTATTGTAGGAGAAACATGTGGAACAAAATTAGCAACCGCGGCAGTGCCGTGAACCGTTGCCAGAACATCCGAAATGCGCACTGCAATCTGCGCAGCAACACCCGTAGCGTAAGCTGCTGGCAGCGTCGGCCCGACAACCGGCGCGGCATACGGTCCGCCGCCAACTCGGCGGCGGACAATAGTGCGTTCTCGGTAGCGAACCCGCATTAGCCAATCTCGTCGACCTCCGCACCGATCGTGATGTCGATGACGGTCGTGATGTTACCGACAATCTCGAACACGAATGCCTGGCTCGGTGCGACCGTCACCGGATCCTCGATGGTCTGATCATAGCCGTTGTAGGAGTGCGATCCCGCTGAATCATACAGCCGTGCCGTTCCGGTCGTCGTTGCAATCACCGTTCCCTTGGTGATCGCCGTGAGGGTCGCAGCGACATCGCCGCCGTCGTTGGGAACGATAGAAGGCGTGGTGTTGGTGCCTGTCGTCGCGTCAGTCACAGTCGCCGGGAGCAATCGGCAGCGCGTATAGATCACTTGCGCCGGGGCCAGCGTATTGTCGGTCGGCTTCCACCACCACCGCCGCACCGCAACGATCTTGTTGGCGGCTCCCTTGATCTCGATCAGGTTCATATTGTTCGCTGCAGCAAAAGACGGCTCAGCGATGGTGTATCTTCTAGGCATGATCTGTCCTCACTGAGCGAGAAGGTCCAATGGTCACGATTTGCTTGCGGTCGCGCCAGATGAATGGCGGTGGTACTTGTGCCGGGACATAGTTGACCGAATCTGGCGTAGCAAAAACCCTAGCATCCGGCATGTAGCGCGTGTTCTTGCGCAGTTTCGCGATGGCAAGATGATGCACGACCCATATTGTGGCCGCGCCGCCTTTGTTCTTACCCGGAGGTCCGCCAGGAGGTCCCTTCCCTCCCGGATTGAGTTGCCCCGCACTTTTGACTGTCGCATTAAAGCCGACATACCTGTCTGATATTCGCTGCGCTGGCACTGTCTGTGCTGATTGCGCAGACGCAGCGGAAGCTCCGGGTTGCGGCGGCGTGTAGATGAAGATCGCCTGCGTGCGCAGGACCTGAAAATTGACGCCAGTTGATCGAAGATTTGTTGGACCAGCATACTTTTCAAGAACTTGCTGATTAACACTCGTCGCTCGCAGATTCGTCGGACCGGCATATTTCTCAAGAATCTGTTGGTTGACGCCGGTATCGCGGACATTGCCAGTTAGCGCCACACCGCTGCCGACGATTTCAACCGATACGCCTGCCCAAGCCGATGATGAGATAGCGACAGAAGGAGCTTGAGCCGTAGCGCCAGAAACGCCCACAGTGCCAGTAAAACTTACGGCAGATGGGGTGTTGGCCGCTACTCCGAGGTTTGTATAAGGGACCGGCCCCGGAATTGTTTGATTGGTAGCGGTAGTAATATTTCCCCAAAGGAAAGCATTGTTGGCAGTAGTCGTAATGCCAGTTAATGAAGCTGTCGTGCCAGTACCAGAATTAGTTTGACTCTGCCCGACCGGGGATGCTGTCTGATTGCCGGTAAACTGCAGGATTTGTCCGACGCAACGAACTGAGCCAGTCCAACTAAAAGTAGGCGATGTCTGCGAGCCGTAGAGCGCCCAAGCCCATGCCATGCTCTGAGCGCCAGCAACCGATCCGCCTAGAGTCCAGCCGGTGCCGGAAAGGCTGATGGCGACGTTGGCGGAAACCGAGCAATAGGCGATCAGTAAATTGTTCGCGGCCAGCGACGCGGGCATCGCCGGAGCAAATGAGGCTGCCGTTGTCGGTGTGTAAGCGCCCGCATTTACGAACGAGGCTGTCATTGCCTAGAACCGCATGCATCAAAGCCTTCAAAACTTATCAGCGCCATATCACTGGATCCTCAATAATGAAGTCGTCGCGCCATTGGTCGGCATGACCAAGGTGAGCGTCCCGGCGCTGACCGTCTGCGTACCGCCGAACGAGCCGACATAGACCGCACGATTGCCTGACGTGGCATTGTAGATGAGGCACCCTGATGTCGAGAATGTCGCACTGGTCCAGCTCGGATTGATCCCCCATTGCCAATACGCCGTACCCGCCGATCCAATCGGCGTGATATTGTTTGCTGCCGTGAAATCGAAACCGCCAGTGGCATAGCCGCCAGTGGCCGCCAGCTCATCCGATCCGAGGCTGGAATAATTGGTGGTCGTCGCATCGAATGTCCCGGCCGGTGACGCCACGCCGAGCGCACACCTGAAATCATGGCCGGTCGTTATGGTGTGATTATGCAGCGCCTGGGCCAGCTCCGCCTTGTAGCTGGTCGGCATCGCGGTTGAGAAACCACTCATTTGCGCTCCTGCCGATGAATGTACTGCTGCGTACGAAACTCACACGCCAATACCTCGCGCATCACCTGCACGACTTCCGGCTGGGCGTAATGCGATTCCAGAATCGTGCCCTTGGTGAAGCTCTGGATCGAGGCGATCGCCTCGTCGAGATGCTGGCTCTCAGGCTCAACGGCATTGGTTTTTAGCGCGTGCTGCTTGACATCCTCGTGATGTTTTTCCAACGCCTCGCGCAGATTGCGCCGCAGCATCGCTGCCGCTTCGCTCTTGGCGGCATAATCCGGCACATTGGCTTCCGGATCGATCACCAGCTTGTCAGCCGTGACCTCCGCATGTTTCCATGACGGATGGCCGCCAGGACCGTGCGTCGTCATCACACCGAAGCGCATAGTGCCTCCTATCGACATCTGCGGGCGTAAATGAACCCTGTCGCTGTAGCGCCAGCAACAGTAGCAAGCGCGACCAAATAAACCGTCGTCGCCGCGCTGACGTTGAATCGGCACGTCCCGGTAGGTAGACAGAACGTCGCTTTGACGAGGTTCATGGTCAAGTCGTTGGCCGCTCCGGTACCGGCTGCCAGTTGAGTAGCCGTAGGAAGCGCCGCAGTGGTGTTGCTGATCCCCGCCGCGATTCGAGTCGGGTTGTTGGCAGCGGAATTGATGACGACCTGACCATTCACGTCCCAATCGCCAGGAGTCAGCGCAAGGCTGCCCACATTCGCGACCACGCCGCTCGACAAGCTCACTCCTGTCGTGACGCTGGTCGAAACCACCTCGCCGAGATTGCCCGCTGCCGCGTTCGACGCATTGATAACGCCAGCTACCGGCTGCCGCGACGTATCCGTTGGATGAACGTGATCGCCGCGCGCCCAAGCCGTCGATGTGCCCGCTGCTCCGATTCCGTCCATCGTCGGAATAGCATTGGTAGCGACCGGAAGCGTCGGCACGAAGATAAGACCGTCAGTGCCCAGCGTTGCAGTATTGCCAGTCTGTGCCGAAACCGCTGTCGGACCAGGGACGCCTTGTGGTCCCTGAATACCTTGCGGACCTTGTGTGCCAACCGCGCCTGCTGCGCCTGTCGCACCAATCGGGCCTGCTGGGCCGGTTGCGCCAGTTGCTCCGGTTGCACCAGCCGTACCCGGGAGTCCTGGAGTGCCCGTTGTCCCTTGCGGCCCTTGCGGGCCGATGGTGCCTTGCGGCCCTTGTGCGCCATCGTTGCCTGCCGGTCCTTGTAGACCGATCGCACCTTGCAGCCCTTGTGCGCCAGCCGGTCCTTGCGGTCCAGGCGGTCCTTGTACCTCGCCGAGCTCGACCCAGCCGCTTGGTGCCATTGACGCGCCAACCCACAAATAAACCGTCGGTGTCGTCGGCGTTACGAACGGAGCTGCGCCTTTCTTCTTCGATTTCGATTTGGGTTTCGGCTTTTTTGCCGTCGTGCCCATCGCTACTGGCGGCGGGTTGTAAAGCACGCCCTGGCCGCGAACGAGCTGATCGCCTTGCGGCGGATTCCCAGGAGAATCCCAATCCTGCGGAATGTAACCGTCGAGCGGCAGGTTCGCCGGATCTTGAGTCGAGAACGACATCATGATGATGCAAGTCTGACCGGGAGCGCCGTCCGCGCCGGTCGGTCCCGGCACACCTTGCGGCCCTGGATCGCCTTGCGGTCCTGGCTGACCTTGTGGACCTGTCAGCCCCGCTGGACCTGTGGCGCCGTCAGCACCAGCCGCTCCTGGCGCACCATCGGCTCCGGGTAATCCAGGAATGCCGGGAGTGCCAGCCGCACCGGGGGGCCCCTGAGCGCCATCGTTGCCTGGAGGACCTTGCGGGCCGGGATCGCCTGATAGTCCAGCCACGCCTTGCGGCCCAGCAGGACCTTGTAGGCCGTCCTGACCCGCTGGGCCTTGCGGACCTTGAGTGCCCTGCGGACCAGCGTCTCCTTGCGGTCCCTGCGGACCTATAGCCCCATCAAGACCGGCCACGCCTTGCGGCCCAGGAGGCCCAGGATCGCCTTGCGGGCCGGGAGGGCCAATCCCACCAGTGCCGGAAACAACCGCCCAGGCGGCACTCTGACGCCCGTAGAGCTGCCCGTCTGTCGGTGCCTCCTCGACGCCAGTGCCGGGAGGCCCAGGAACGCCACCCGGACCTTGCGGCCCAGGATCACCTTGCGGACCTTGTGGGCCTACATCGCCTTGAGGACCGGCAGGACCAGGAGCCCCATCCGCGCCTGCTGGACCTGCTGGACCTGGATCGCCTTGTGGCCCTTGGGGACCAGGAGGACCAACAACTCCTCCGCCACCGCTGCCACTGACGGGCACCCAGGATGCCGTCGAGCCTTGTCGTCCATAAACATTCCCGTCAGTCGGAGCCTCGCCCAGCAGTTCAGACGATATCCAGGCAAGTTCATCATTCACCAGTCTTTGAAACAAAATGGGATCAAGAATGGTCGTTGGTGACATTACTGGAGGCGGTACCGGCATTGCTCACCATCATGCGCTTGGCTTGATCTCTAAATCGCTGCGCCCGAGCTGCACCGCCGTCTGCGGCTGCAACCAGACGCCTGACCTCGTTTGTCCCGGCTGAATCTCGATGGGCCTGCCGCTGTGATCGTGAATCACCCGCATCGCCTTGGGATTCTTGCTCGTCACGTCATATCGCTGCGGTGTGATTTCGGCATTTCGTTTCGCCAATTCCGCCAGTTCGATTTCTCGCGGCGTCATCGTCGCTAATTCTTGCTCGACGGATCGCCGCACCACATCGACGGACGGCGGCGCGGGCACCGGCGGCTCGGGCTCCCACGGATCTTTGGCCGCTGGCTGCGGTGGCTGCGCCGGTTCTGTAGTTTCTACCGGCTCCTCCTCATCTTCTTCGTCATAAAACTTGCGCTTCTTCGGCTCAGCTAGTTTCGGCGCGGATTTCACTGGCACGTGCGACTTCTGGGTATGCTTAGCCATAGAGACTCCTCCTCCAAAAAAAGAAAATGCGCGTTGACCAGACGCGCCCCTGGCGCCTGAACTTACGGCGAACCAACACCGCTGATCCCGTCGACATAACGCACGGCACCAGGAAGCCGGATCTCGACCGATCCGACGCGGAAGATACCAGGAATGTCAAACTGAATCGCGGAACGCTGGAACACCGGCAGGAAGCGATGCGGCATCGGGACATGCATTCGCAGCACACGCGGATCGCGGCGATAGACGATCATGCGGCCGCCGCCATCACCGCCAGCACTATCAAGGCCCAACACACCACGGATCGTCAATGGTGCGCCAGTCGTTGCAGTGTAGAGGTTATATTTTGCTAAATAATCGAGAGCATTTCCGTATGTGTTCGGCACTCGAATATTTGCAAGTTTTTGCATTTCACCAATTGGCAACAGCACCGTATCCGCCATCTGGACCGTCAAGCTGCCCGCATAGACACCCGTGAGAGCATTCTGCACATCGGTGATGATTTCGTCTGCCGTCTTGACCGACCAATGGGTCGATCCGCTCGCGCCGGTCGCTGCCGTGACCGTCGTAACCGTTGTGTTGTTGAACAAGCCGGTGATGCTCTGCGTCGCGTCACCTCTGTAAGCATGATTGTCCATGAACATTTCATAGGCAAACCGCGCCGCTTCCGCACGCTCAGCCGTGAGGTTGAGCCCCGGAATCATCATCGCCTGACCGAGTTCTTCCAGGGTATAGGTGTAGCCGATACCGGCCATCTGAATACCCTGTTCGAACTTGTTGCGATTGATGTCGGCGAACGGCATGTCCGTCGCCATGTTGGACAGCCATTTGGCTTGTCCCACTTTGTCGAGCGAGAAGTAGGTGACCGACTTGGCCCATTCACCAGCCGCCGTATCGAGCGGAATGAGCTGCTGGTAAATAATTTCAGGATATTCGATCCGATAGACTTCAGGCTCGATATAGGCCGTTTGCGAGATGAGGAAGCCAAGCACCTGTTGCGGATTGTCGTAAATATCCATGCGCATTGTTGCCCCCTATCGGCTCGAGATGTCGCCGAGACGAAGCACGGCAAGAACCGGCGTTCCCGCCGAGCCTGCCGCCGTCGTCATCCAGCGCGCATGAGTGATAGTCGTACCGGCAACGCCGAGCTGGCCGGTCGTGGCACTGAACACCACGGTCGTCGCGGGAGTGACCGAGGCGTAACAGTTCACCCAGATGTCGCCCATCGTCAGAACGCCAGCGAGTTCATTCTGAGCGTAGAGGTCGAGACCAACCACGGTGGAGGTTCCCGGCACCGAGAGATCGGCGCGAGCCAGCGTGGGATCGGCGCGGGTGACACCGACAAATGCCGCGCCGCCGATGATGCAGCCTTTGTCGTTGGTGCCTTGACTGACGGCAAGGCCAAAGCCGATGCCAGCAGCGGTTTCCACAGTACGGGTGTCAGCCGCCCAGACTGTTTCGTCGGCGAGCATCCCGTTTTGTCCTACACCGAGGTACCGAGTGTAGACAGTTTGAAGCGGGGCTGGTTGCAACATGAGCCCAATCCTTTCTCTCTAATGATTACTGCGTGACGCGCCCAACGGTGCGCCAAGCCTCGGATTGACGCTTGACGTAGCCGTCGTAAGCGGCGTCTCGAATTGCTTTCGGATCGTTGCCATTGCCGCCGCCGAGATTCAGCAGCGCCAGATTGTCCGCGAGCCGATTGATGCCAGTGCGCGGCCTGACGTTGGCAGCAAGCGCCTGGAATGCGCCTGCAATCGCCTCGTCGCTCACCATCGCCCGAGCCATTGCGTCGCCGAGCTTGGCAGCGACCACCATGCGCTGGATTTCCGCAGGCTCCTTGCCCGAGAAATCGGCACGGCCCTCCATGATCGCGTCGGCCTTCACCATCAGATCAGTGCGGGCCCGCACGATGTCGTCGAGTGCCTTGCCGGACAGCCTGGCGTTGGCGTCCTCGAGCTGCTTCTTGAGAACCGCGACCTGACCAAGTGCAGCATCACGCTCGCCGCGAGTTTTCTTTTCTTCTTCCTGTTCCTCCTCGGCAGGGCCAGGACCGGCCTGCTCTTTCTTGCCGTTCTTCTTGCGGGCATCTTCTGCCAGCGCCTTGATGTGCTCCTGCACATGCTGGGCTTCGTTCTCGTCCTCAAACGAGACAAGCCGATCGCCAATCAAGACTTGTACCATTTTGCGAACTCCTTTCGCTCTATCGTCCCCGATACGAAGACGCGATCCGCCTCTGGCAGCGGGGACGACGGCCAGATGATTTCCGCGTATCGCTGTTTGAATTGCGTCGTAGTGTTCACCCGCTGGAGTAATGCCTTTGCCCCAGCGCAGCTCGGTCTGATAACCAACGGAAAGTTCTTTGAAGCCGTGCTTCTCGTAAGCGTTGATGGCTTTTGCATCCATGATGACCATCGGTACGCGCACGGTGTCGCCATCGCGCGTCACCTCATCGCCGGTGTGACCGATTGAATATTTGTCCCAGTTATTTGCATCGATCATCTCTGGCGGATGCGACAGCGTGATCGGCTTGTGCGCCAGGCTATGCATGGCCTTGTTATTGAAAACCTGTTCTGGCGGGCGATAGACACGCACTAGGCCGATGTCGGGCGCACCGAGCTCATCGCCGTTGTAGAGCTGCACTCCTGCACGAGCGACGCGCGCATTCGCGACGAGATAGCCGTCCTTGGTCTTGCGGACGCCATCCATGATGAAATGATCGGTCAGATGGACGGTGCGGCTATCTCCGGTACGGCGGCGTCGGCGCATAACGCCAGGACCGTGATACGTCTCCTCCGCTTCAGCTTCTTCATCCGGAGTTTCTTCAACGCCGTATTCGTTTGCTTTATTGCGCCGTTGCGGAAAAGGCTTGCCAGGAATGGCAGGCTTGAACTGATAACCGGGCTCCTGTCCGGCAGTGTCCTCCATATCGTCATCGTCATCATCGTCAGGCTTCTTGCGCCGCTTCCAATCGAGCGGCCGCATGTGTCTCTCATAGAGCGCGGATTGATTCAGCTCCTCGACTTCAACTTGCTCGTTCTGTCCTTCCGCTCCTTCGACATTGCGCTTGCGTTTACGCAAAACGCCTGTCTCTGATTCCGCATCGCGCTCCTGAGTGGGCGGAATACCGACATAACCCTCGCCATTGCAGCGCGGACATTTGAAGCCGTTGACGATTCCACCACCGTCGCACTTCGGACATTTGCGCGCGTCCCAAAACTCCGGAGCAGCGTCCCAGTTTTCGGGAATCAACTCGCTCAGCCCCATCGCACGCGCACGCTTCTTGATATGGCTCCTGGCCGCGCCTGGATTCTTGGCGCGACCGATGGCATGAATCGCATTGACCAGATCTTGCCTGGACTCGATTGGGTAGCCGCCGCCCGGCATCGCCTTGCCAGATTTCGCCAACTCCTCGCGCCGCGAAGCCGAGAACTCTCTGTCCAGCATGGTGTTTGCTCCACGCATAAGCCATTCAATCGAAGCGCCGTCGGCGGCTTCGTCATCGTCCTCATCGCCTTTGTGATGAACGCCTTTTTTATAGCCCTGGTTGATCGCCCAGTTAGAGATCGCTGCCGCGCTGGCCTTGCTATGGCCTGCACGTTTCAGCGCCTCATAGGTCGCTGGATTGTGGATCGAAGGACCGGGCTTCTTACCACCGGGCATTGCCGATTTGCTCCGGCAAGCCGTGTCTCCTCAGACGGCCAACCTGTCGGACTGAAATCTCGGCATCAAAACGCTGGATTACGCTAA